ACCATGCAAATTTCCTAGTATCTTCTTGGATACGTTGACTTGCACCTTCTGTATGGTTATCCATCATCTTCCATCTAGGCAAATATTCTTTAGTCATAGCTTCACGCCATCTAAAGCTGAATCGATTGCCTATGAACTGAGTATATGCAAACAATAGAATTGCCAATAGAGCCAGGGGAATAAATCCCCATGTCGTGACGTCGTATAATAGAAAATCGCCTCGATTAATAAAGCTTTCTAAGAATGCTGCTTGGTCTTTGTCTTCTAATGCATCATAGAAGACTTTATACCAATCATTGAATTGACGTGTAAGGTAAGCTTGAAACCCGACTATTAAAGCCAGGAATGTTAGAGTCCACCAGGCATAGACTCGATCATAGCCCTGGAAAAAGGCCTTAATCATTTTACACCGATATTATATTTGGGACATAATTCCCAATTAATTTTATCCTTGTGTGAAATTATCTTGATCTGATTTAGAGGTGTCTTATCAGCAACTGCAGAATGATCTACAATTTCTAATAGTCCCCAATCAGATAATAATTGCACAATAGTATTACGTCTACCAACATCATTAACTGTTAAATTAGAAGGTTTTCCATCTAATAAAAATAGTTCTTTAAAGTGTGTGATAAAGTATCTGCCTTGTTTGTGCAGTATATGACAAGATTGATATAACTTTGAATCTTGTTTAGACGCTACACCCATTCGGGTTAAGGTCTCTCTGATTTTTAAAAAATCATCTGGTTGCATTAATATAACTTCTAACATCATCTCTGAATTCCAATTCACTATTTCATCATTTTGTTCCACCATGATTTACCGTATCCTTTATAATTTTCAATTGATCCATATTGAAGAGCGGTAAAACATCACGAGCCTTTTCGTTGCTATATCCATAATAACTTTTGATTGCATTAATATCATCTGACTCAGACGACTTATGCCATTTGGAAAATCTTTTACGCTTTCTAACTATATTTATAAGAAAGTCAAATTGTAGTTTCCCATCTAGATGGTGGTATTTGTTCATCTCATTTGCATACAGTACTGTATCAGGAAAGTAAGATAAACCCCTGTTAATCATAAAAGCATTATAGTCTTTGTTTAAAATAACATCATCACGAAAGTGATAATATACATTATTATTAATAGCGTTTAAGTAACTAAACGGATTGCTTGTTAATGCATTTGTATTCTTCATTCGAATTTAATTGAAGACATAATTTCAGTAAAACAAGCAACAACATTTATTTCATGATCTGCGACAAAGCTATCTTTATATTGGTAGTCAGCAAGAATCATTACTAATTGAGGTATCGATGCAGGATCCACATATGAATTCATATGGTCATATACCATTCTGAATAATTTTGCAGACTCTACATCGATATTATCAGCAACCCATTTACGCATATTCTTAAAGTTCTTACCTTTTAAATCGCTCATTAATGTTTTGATACTGGTCTCTGAAAGGGACACTAATATTCCAGTATCAATAGTACCAGACATCCCGTAACGCTGGCATTCGTTGATTACACGACGCCAATCGGGTAGGTACTTCATTATAAGCTCGGCAAGAACTCGATCGTTTGATTTGATATTCTCGAGATCAAGAATATACTTTAGCCGATCCATGAACTGGGTTGCCAATTTGGCTTTGTTGCCACTGACATTAAATTCATAGATGGAACACCTGCTATGGAGGGGCTCGATGATTCTATTCTTAAAATTACAGGTAAGGACAAACCGGCAATTATTAGAAAACTCTTCGATGAAACCCCTTAAGGCAGGTTGTGTAGATTGTGGATTAAGATAATCAGCTTCGTCTAATATGACTACCTTATATCCACCTTGGAGTGAAACAGTTGAAGCAAACTGTTTAATTTTACCACGGAGTGTATCGATGTTTCCGTCCTCCGAACCATTAACAACAATATAATCAAGTTCAAGTTCTTCACACAAAGCACGTGCTACAGTAGTTTTACCTACCCCCGCAGTTCCTGTAAACATCATATTAGGCAGTTCCCCGCCGTCGATTATACTCTTAAATGTATTTTTTAATGAATCATCTAAAACACACTCGTCAATAGTTTTTGGGCGGTACTTTTCCACCCATAAGAAATCATCTCTCATTTACTCTCCATGATATAATAGTATAGTACTATTGTATCATATTTTGATACAAATGTACACCTTATTCGAATCTTTTTTAGCCGCCGTCTTCTGCGGATCCGCCAGCATCTGCTGTAGGCTCTTCTTCAGCTGGCTTATTAGCCTCAATGAATGCTGCTAATTTGTTTCGTACTGTACCAACATCACCTAATTCTGCACCTTCAAACGCTCCGCGTTTTGACACAATATCAATGATATGAATACATGCTGCAATATCTTGCAAGCTTAGTTGGATCTCTTCTTGTTGTTCTGGCATAATCTATACTCCGTATGTAGATGTTTTTTCTAAGGCTAACCAGTAATTGGTGTCGCCGGCTTTTACTGCTGAAATAAGTTTTGACGCTATTTCAAATGTATATTTATCAGTTGCATTAAACTTGAAGTTGTTAATATTAAATACAAATTCAAAGTTCTCATCAGTATCAATATTACAATTAGCAATATTAAGACTAAATTCATTGGATGTTGGGTTTTCTTTATCAGTCACAGTTAACTTTGTCCATACGCCACCATCAGTATTCTTAGTAACCACTAAGTCATTTGCTTTTAATGCGGCTGAAGCTTTGCGGATCTTATTCAATTCGTCATTTGTAATGGTGAAATTAACTACCGTGTCTGGCATAGTTACATCTTTATCAGTTACAGTTAAATTATCAATATCAGAAAAGAAATACTTAACTGCAGAAATTCCATCCGTGATTGTAACAAATTTTTGATTGTCGTCAAATCCTAATGAAGGATCATCGAACATGCTGTAACAAGACAAAAATTCATTGAGATCATAGATCCCGAACTTATACGGAAACTCCTCTGGAATCTCCGCTTTGCCCATTAGGTTCTTAGCGATCGCAACTGTCCGGACGGATCCGGAATCGCCAATTGCAATATTGCTATTAATATTTGAGAAGTTTCTTAAGACTTCTACAGTACTTTTACTTAGTTTCATATGTCTCCTTTGCGTATGTAATTTCATCAACGTCGGTTGACGCGTCAGTGTTTGTTTCAGCTTCCTCACCGTAATTAACAGTGGCATCAACCTTAGAGTAAAGGTCAATGAAAGCCTCTTTAGTATCATCATCAAAACGATTCACACAAAGCGCAATTGCTTTATCACGTTTTCCAAAGATTGAGTATGTCTGAATGATGTGGCACAAACGACGAGTTGAAATAACCTCATCAACACCTTCATCTTCGAACGTCTTACGAATCGTATCAGCCCAACCGACAAGAAGGTTTGAAAACTCTTCATCAACACACTCAAATTTTTCCATGTGCTTCTTAAGAATTTTCTTTTCAATCGAAGCGGTAGGGTATTTTTGCTCAACAGTAATTGTGAAACGCTCTAAGAATGCTTCATCAATAATTGTAGCAGCAGAGTAACGTCCGTCATCAGAGCCCTTGCCTTTAGTATTGGCAGTAGAGATAATGTTAAAGCCAGGCTGTGGTGTGATCACTTCGCCTGTCTTCTTAATTAGAACTGGCTTACCTTCCAAAACACCTTGAAGAGCCATGATCTTATTTGTTCCACGATCAATCTCATCGATTAGAAGTAAAGCACCTTGTTCCATAGCTTTAATAACTGGGCCTTTTTGGAAAACAGTCTCACCATTTAAAAGACGGAAGCCGCCAATCAAATCATCTTCATCAGTCTCAGGAGAGATCTGAACACGAACATATTCACGTCCAGCTTTGGCACACGCTTGTTCGATCATAAACGTCTTACCGTTACCAGACATTCCAGTAACATAAGTAGGATAAAACATTCTTGATTTAACAATCTTGTAAATGTCTCTAAAGTTTCCCCACTCAACGAAAGTTTTATCCGCTTCAGGGACAAAAACCTCATCATTCGAAACGGAAGTAACACCGATGTTTTTAACAACACCGGCTGTTTTAACTTTACCGTATGGAGATAACGCAGTTTCAAGATTGTAAACTCCACGTCTTACTTTTGGATAGTTGTTTTTAACTTCGTGGTAAACCTTAGAAGTATTTAAACCAACAGTTTTAGTAACGGCAGCAATTTCTTTAGCAGTAAATTCTGTACGCTCTGGATATTTGGCGACTAACGCCTCAATTAATTTCTTATTCATTATATAGTTGTCCTTTTCAATTGTTTATATGTATATTATATCATAGTTTGTAGTCCTTGTACAACTACTTTTCACACAAATAGTGTGTCTATTTATTAAGCAGCAACAGCATTGGTAATCTTATTGACAAGTTGCTTAGAGTTTTTGCGGTTCTTGTTGAACTTTCGAAACTCACGTTTAATATCTTTAATTTCAATGCCGTGTCCTTTGTCTTTAACCTCAAACTCATCAACGACTTGTCTGTTACTGAGTTTAACGATAAAGAATTCATTATAACCATCAACATTATTATAAGTAACAACGCCGTTTTTATTGAATTCTTTAAGATTTTTATCGTATATGACAGAATCATATATGCGAACATACGAACGGAATGCCCATGCGAAGTCACGTTTGTCTTTAGCTAAGAAAAACCCAAGAACATTGGCACCGGTAATTTCTTTTAACGCTTGAATAGTACCAGCAACAAGTTCCGCAGAATTGTCACCACGAACGGATTTGTTTTTGAATTTAAACATGATCTCACTTGTTGTTTTAGCACGATCACGATCATAATCATTATTGATCCAGTAGCTATCAGCAGCGCCGTCAGTTAATAACATAACATTTAACTTTTGAACTCCGTGTTTTTTTCTAAAGTCAGTAAGAATATCTGCACTAGCAACTAGCGTTTGAATTGTAGGCGTTGAGCCCATGCGATCGAACGCACATACATCCTGATATCTAAAAGGTCCTCTATATGTGACAGCTAGAGCGGTGGCATATAAGTGACGGGCTGCTTCATCAAAGTTAACTTTTTTCATTGACGATGACAAAACCTGAACAATCTTAGTATTGTGCGTGTTTTCCATTTCGTTATCACCTAACTCACTACACGTTGCACCTAAATTCTTGCCTGTAGTATATGAATAAGCTTCAAACGGAATATTTACACGCTTACAAAACATTCCGATCATGATAGTTTGTTTGATCGTGTCTAGTGCAATATCTTGCATAGAGCCAGACCAGTCAACTAACATAACAATACCGTGCGACTTAGCTTGAGCAAGTTGCTGAACGGTCAAGAAAATATCTTCAGAATATTGATATTGGTGAAGTTTATTGACATTCAATGAACCCTTTTTAGCTTCAGAAGAACGAGAATATTCCCACGCAGCTTTTTTACGTTCGAAGTCTTTAGCCATTAAATTAACTATTGGCTTAACCTCTTTAACTAATGCGTCATACTGAGTATAACTGTCAGCGTGACTGTAGCACTCTGAAACTTTCCACCTATTTTCAAGTCTCGCTTCTTTTAACATTGCGTATGGAACAAGCATGTCTTTTAAACGGTTGTCTGAAATACCAGTAGAATATTGTGGGGCACGACCATTTTCGTCTTGCTCTAATAGTTGTTCTTGGTTTTCACGAAAAGCGTCATCAGTAAATGTATCAGACTCAGACTCAGCTTCTTCGCCATCACCTATCGATCCCGATTGTCCTTCAGAACTTCCTGAATCATCGCTTTCATCTCTTGAATCATCTTGAGACATTCCCTCTGTTTCATTTTCTTCTTCGACACCATCTTCACTTGGCGTGCCTTGGCTACACTCTTCCTTATCTTCATCTTCATAGTCTTCTTTAGCCTTAACAAAATCATTAATCTCACGACATGCGTTAAGCACATCATCCCACGTCTCAACAGCCATAGCCATATCAACAAATAACTGCTCAACTTGAGTAAACTCAACAGGAAGATATCCACGGCCTTTAGAGTGAACATTCACTCGATCCATAAATGATGCTTTATTAATATCACGATCATCAGTACCGAATAAGTTGCTATCAAATAATTTCTTGTAACCACTCTTAAATGCACGAACAATACCTGGATACGTTCTTTGAATCATCTTTTCGATTCTAATATCTTCGATGATATTTATGTATGAGCGTGGAACGCCTGGGATCTCTTTATCCGAGTCGTGCCAGCCGTCTGCTGGAGTATAAAGAGCATGGCCGACTTCATGACCAACTAAAAGGTCGTAAACGTCTTTACCTTGATCTTTCCATAATGGTAGTCTCAGCACACGATTAACAACATCAAATGATGCTGTTTGATAATTACCGTGCTGAACCGTAAGATTTTCTTTAGCAAGTAACTTAGCTAAATATTCTTGAGAGTTAAAATTCATAATCTAATGTCCTTTTCAATTGTTTATATGTATATTATATCATGAAACGTAGCACTTATGTGGTTACTTTTCACACAGATAGTGTGTCTATTACGCTATCATAGAGAAGTTGTTTATTTTTTTGAATTCGATTTTAGATTTTAACTTTGATTCTAACAGGTCTGGCTTATGCGATATGACAAATGTATTTGTATTATCATCTAAACTATATAGTATCTTCATAAGATTATCTACACCATCAGTATCTAATGATGAATCAAAGGTCTCATCAAGTAATAACAAATTGGTATTTGTAGAATTCTTCATCTTAGCAATCTGTCTCCATGCAAATAACAATGACAAATCAATACGTTGCTTTTCACCTTCTGAGAAGTTAGCATAGACGAATGTATCTCTGTGTCTACTTCTAATTGTTTCGTTAAAGTTCTCATCAAGGTTAAATGATACAAAGAAGTCTAGGGTTTGCAGATAGTTATTAATTAACATATTCATTGCTGGTAGATATTCTCTAACGACTTTAGTACGTATACCTGTGTCTTTTAACATGGCAGTAGCAGTATCATTATATAGTAATCTTTCTGATAATAAATCTAACTCATCTCTAAGTTCATCC